TATCTTCACAATCTTTAACAAACTGTAATGTAGCTTCCTCTTCTTTGCCTGTATTCGCAAAACATACAATTGCATTATCTGGTAACCCATTATTAGATTGCAATACGCGCCATAACATATAAGCAGAAGTCCGACCTCCACTAAAAGAGATTACGGTTGGTTCTGTTATTTTAAATGGATCATTCATACTAATAGTATATCTAAAAGATAGTCAAGTGCAAGTCTTGTTTTAATCTTCAGTTGTGCTAATATATTAATAACGGGGCTATGACCCAGCCCTCTGGAATGTAGATAGCGACAGACCAGGATAAACGTGTTTAACCGCAGAGGTGTCTCCTACTAAGAAGTATTTAAAGGTATCGGGAATCGTGAAAGCGGACATGACTTGATAACTCATGGTACTAGATAAACGAGAGCTATCCAGCTAACGCTGTTTTCCGAAAATACCTTTTTTTATTCGGGTTTGGTTCTATGCTTCTAACCATCTGACAACTTGTTAACACACACGTTAACATTTTTTTATATAAATAAAAAATATGACAACTAGTTCCGATAACTTTAACAACTCGCCATGCACGTTCCAGTGTCGACTTGAGTCTATAGAGAATGAAGAGATATGTATATCTTGTGGTCGATTGAGAGACGAGATTGTGAATTGGCGAGACATGGACCCTATAGACAAACAAAATGTCTTTAGGATATCGAATGAAAGACTTTTGAGAAAACTGGCAAAAATTTGAGTAGGATACCTATCGATATACACGGATGCCAGGGGGGCATAAGGTCGACTTTTCAAGATCCACGCACGTACCTTTAAATATATACACGTCACACCTGGTTAAAATAGGGATGTCATAAGAGGGGTTGATGTTTGGATCTAAAAAGGGGGATGTGATAATACTTATTTATGATACTTAATTCAAACTAGTTCATATCAATCCCTATCTAACGTGATAGGTAAACCCTATCATTAACACCGTTTCAATAAGTCATTGTTATCCATAAGTAAAACTTATTATTATCCTGGCTTTGATTGTTTGTTTAAATACATCAATAAAAAGTGTTTGTATTTTAAAAATAGATATGTTTATAATATCTCACGGCAAACAAAAAGCCGCATTTTAAACAACCATGAAAGGTAACAAAATGAAAACAAACACAATACTACCAAACGGGGCAACAATTAAACGTCATTTAGTCACTGATAACGGTGGCGTGATTTTAGCTTGGCGTGATCATTCAGTACATCAATACATAACCTGGTATTACAACGGTACAGACTTTAATACTACATGTTGGGGTCATTATTTTGATGACTACGATCAAGCCAATAAAGACTTTTTGACACGTGCAAAAACACTCATTAAATAAACTATGAAAGGTACAAAATGAAAAATACTAACTATCAACTTCACGGTGGCATAGAAAAGCATAACGATGGATCATTCACTATTTATGGTTCATATTATGACTATGCAATAGGTTCAAATGTTTTATATCATAAAAGATTTTATTACTTTGATCTTTCAGAAGCCCGCAAAATAACTAAAGAACAATTAAGAAAATTAGCTAATAGAGGGGCTGCGCTATGAATACCATTACACTATTTAAAACTAAAAAAGAAGCTATAAAGATAGCGGGCAATTGTACCAAAACAAGTAAAATGCCTTGTGATTCTTATTCTTTACCTACTGAAGCATGTATCACTGGTTCAAAAATGGCAAAGATTAAAGGCTCAATATGTAATCAATGTTATGCTAACAAGGGCAATTATCACCGCTTTAAAGCTAATATTTTACCTATGCAATATAAAAGGCTTAATTCTATTCAATCTGATAGCTGGATTCCCGCTATGATTAAATTAATCAATAATCAACCATTCTTTAGATGGCATGATTCAGGTGATATTCAAAATATAGAGCATTTTGATAAAATCTGTAAGATTGCGGAATTAATGCCAAATACAAAATTTTGGATTCCAACCCGTGAATATAACATTATCAAAGAATATGCTTCTAAAAATGTTATTCCTAGTAACTTAATAGTCCGTTTGTCCGCTATGTTTATAGATAAACCTGTAATTATTCCAGATAGCTTAAAAGGTATTCAGAATATAACGGTCTCAAATGTACATTCTAAAGATCCTATAGGGATTGAATGCGAAAGTTACAAGCACGGTGGCAAGTGTAATGATTGCCGAAAATGCTGGAATTCAGACTATAAAGCTATTTCTTATAAAATACACTAACAAGGGGCTTAAAATGAATAAAATATTAAAAGAATTATACAATCAAGAATATTTAAAACTTGAAAATATATCTATGCCTATGAATAAAAGAATTGAAAAGGCTTCTTATATTGCTTATATGAGATTTTTAAAAGAACATATAAGTATAATTCATGTTAAATAGTGTTAACTAATAGCGGCTTTTAATAGGCTGCTATTGGATTAATACTTAGTTATTAATCATTTTATAAACTATGAAAGGTATATTATGAAAAAACAATATATTGCAATTGGGATCTCACAATATCATGATGTTAGGGATCAAGTAAGGGCTTTTTATATTGATCATAAAGATGACGCACGTAATTATATTATTAATCATTTTGATCAAAGCTTAATTTGGACGTTTACAGAATCAAATAACTATATTAAGGGGGCTTAAAATGAATAACTTTGATAGATATTTATCAGACATTAATTCTGAAATGCTACAAGATATAGCTAAAAAAAGACGCCTTAGAAACGCCATCATGGACGTTTTAGCGGGCTTTATTTTGTTCTCAATCTTAGGTTTTATCTCATATTTTATTCTATCTTTACCCATATAGGAAAGGGAACGCATGAACCAGGAAAGGGAACGCACAAGTTATTGTGGGTTTGAAGATGGCAATGATTGGTTGGATGATCTTGCCATCGAAGACCACTTATTAAGAAAGGAAACGCATGAAAGCGAAACTAAAAACATACAGTCTGATACTCTTAAGCGGAATATTAGGCGCATCAATCTATGATCTTGCAATTAATTTAAAGATATCTTATAATCAATCTAATGCGAAAGTGTTATGTCAGAAGGGAATAGCATTTGAGCAAATTGAAGATAGCACGATCTATTTAAAAACAAAAAAGGAATGCATCAATGAATAAGATTACAATGTACACGTTATTTGTTTTGTTATTCTACGCAGCAATGCCATTTGTATTTAATATACTTGCATTCACAATTACATTATTTACTGAAACCATGAAAGGTAAACGAAATGACAAATCAACAGGAAAGAACTCTACTCAGAACTAAAATCAGACAATTAATTAACTACGTCTTTGAATTAGAACGACGTGGTGATATTTCTATGGATGATTGGTTTTCAATGGTCAACGATCTTGACAATTTTTTAGAACTATTAAATGAAAGGGAACACAATGGTCGGTAAACTTACACCGAATGACCAACTCTCAGCGTCTGAAATGCCTGTGCTAATGGGCGCATCACGCTTTATGACGGTCAATGAACTACTCAAACAAAAGATGGACGTGATCCATGGCATCGAGCCACCATTCCAATCTAATGAATCAATGGATTGGGGTAATCGGCTTGAGGCAATGATTCTCAATGAGGCATCAGTCAGGTTAGGTCTTGGCAATCCAAAGACAAACCATGATAAACCTTACCAACATCAAACCTTACCTTTTGCTTGTAGCTTAGACGGCTCAGTCAAAGGAAACGGCAAAACAATCATGACAGACATTGACAAAGGCATTATCTGTGCCAATGCCGATCAGATTGTGATGGAGGGTGAGGGAATCTTAGAAGCTAAACTCACGGCTCATGACGTGGAATCAGCAAATGAACTACCCCTCTATCGTGGCGTATTACAACTGCAAATGCAGATGGATACTTACGGTGCCAAGTGGGGTGCCGTGTGTGTGCTATACAAAGGAACCACGCTAAAAGTCTTTATATATCAAAGAGATGAGGAAGTGATTGCCCGGATGCACGAAGCAATCAAAGACTTCCAACGTCGCTTAGATAAGTATAAAAACAATGACGAAGTGGAATGGTATGACATCCAGGACACAAGAGAAGCAGCATCGATCTTTGATGAAGCTGAAAAGACTGAGATTGATCTCTCTGATAAAGCCGATCATGTTAAAAAGATTGTTGAAATCCGAGACATGATTACTGAATTAGAAGAACGTCAAAAGGAACTCGAAGTCGAGATCATGAAGGACATGCGTGATCATGCCTATGCAAAGGCGGGTGACTATCATGTGACTTGGACAATGATCAACTATAAAGCCACACCTGAAAAGGTGGTTCCCGCTAAACCCGCACGCACAATCCGTGCATCTAAATTACGTATCAGGGAGGTCGGCAATGGATGACTTGCAATACTTATACGAAACCGTCATCAGACAGGAAGAATACGAACAAGATAAAAAAGATGACGAGATGTTTTTACAAATCATTTCACGTCGAATCATTGATAAACGTAGACGTAACCAATTAATATTAACTTACTTTGGAGAAAATTATGACAGAGAAAATTTCGGTGACTGCTAAGTCATTTGTAGAAGCACAAAAAGAGTTTGCACCCGCACTCAAGACATCAACCAATCCACACTTTAGATCAAAGTATGTCGATCTATCAGGGTGTGTGGAAGCCGTATTGGATGCCCTCAACAATCATGGGTTTGCCTTGATACAAAAGACTCATGACTGTGAGAATGGTGTGAAAGTCGAAACCATCTTCATGCATGAAAGTGGTGAGCAAATCAGTG